GAAGCCCCTTTAATTCTATGCTTTGATTTTAATGTTGATCCTGGTGTATGCGTTATCTGTCAAGAGGTTGAATATGAGGGCTCAAACGCTAATTGTGCTGATAGGATAACCGCTGTTATAGATGAAGTGCATATCGTTAATAATTCAAATACTTTAATGGTCTGTGACAAAATATTAAAGAAATATAGAAAGCATAAAGGTTTAGTTAAATGTTATGGTGATCCTGCAGGTGGTGCAAGAGGGACGGCAAAAATTAACGGTAATGACTGGGAATTAATTAAATCTTGTTTGGTGCCTTACTTTGATGAACGTTTAAAGTTTGATGTAGGTAGAAGCGCACCATCTGAACGCATACGATTGAATTGCGTCAACAGCAGAATATCGTCCACTAATGGCACTATCCGTCTATTAGTAGACCCTCTGAACGCGGTTAAAACCTCTGAAGACCTTGAGGGTGTTAGAACCGATGAACAGGGGCATATTGATAAGAAGTCAGATATGACATTAACCCACCTATCTGATGCTTTAGGGTATTACATAGAACGATCATTTCCAATTTCATGCGGCAGAGTTGTACGGAGTCAACAGATATGAGCAGTAACTACACAAATGCAGGCGATTTAGCGTCTATTGAGGTCACTATTCCAGTTAATGGCAGTGCCGTTAATTTATCTTCACTAATATCGGCATCCCTACCAGAGGGCTACGCTACACAAAATATAATTAATACTAATGTACGTGCAGACACTGCAGCGGGTGCCGCTCGTAGCGCTTTCTTGTTTGGTGGTGCTGCCGATGCATGCAATAGTTTCGTTGCTGCAGGTACAGCAGAAGAGATCACATGTGATAACCCCTCTAATATTTATGTTGAAGCTACTGATGCATCTACTGTAACAGCCACCCTTGATTGCTGGTTGGATAATTAATCATGAAGGGTTTGGGCCTAGGTTTTAAACGAAGGTTAGCTTCGTTGTTTCCAGATAGTTTCCTGCCTGCTAGTGCTAGCTGGTTTGCGCATCAAGATATTGAAGACGGTTTAATTGAAGGCGCGGTAGATACCTGGATAGCGAGAATGACGGCAGCAACACTAGATGCATTCACTGCTAACCGCCCAGTATTCGGAACAATCAATTCTATTGAAGCCGTTGAGTGTGCTGTTGGTGATTCAATGGATGATAATGACGACACCGTTTTATTGGGAACCACTAATGGCAAGACCGAGTTATGGGTTTTCGCTATACTGGAAGTTAAAGCTGAAGATGCGGCTAATAGAAATATATTTACTTTTACAACTGGCAGTAGCACATATGCAACTCGTGCGGCTTTAGTTGTTGATGACTCCGTAGCCGGTAATGTTTTGCAGGCTGGTGGTCGGCATTTAGATGCTGATTCTTATGGTGCGGCAGTTGGCACGACCGATTTATTTGCGCTTGGCCCTTGCGTAGTTTCAGCCCATTTCGATGTTCCAAATAATACCGTTACCACTTACATAAATGGCGTTCTTGAAAAGACCGATACAACCTGGGTTTCTGGTAGCGTCGAAACCACATGGCCTACAACTGATAGCTTAGATATTAATTACGGTGATGACAATCTAACAATTTCGGATACCATTATTGTGCCTGAAGCATTAACCTCAACGCAAATTGCCGCAACTCATGCTTTTTTAGCAAAGCTTCTAGGCTAAAAAATTAGGATCATCAAATGACCGCTGAAATCACTCAACTAAACGGCTCGACTTATCTCGATTGGTTGATCGATGTGTATGTGAACGAAGTCGGTGGTGACCGTGATGAGATTGCATTCCTGCTAATTCCTGGGCATGCAATGGATGTGATAGGTGAAGGTAAAGATCCTGCACATGCTGATGAAATTATTCCTGCAGCTATTCAGATGTCGAACGACTACCACCAATGTAGCTGCTATAATTTACGTGCAGTCTTCCCAGAGACGGTGATGACAGCGAACAATTATTACAACACAGTCAGCGACAGCGACCACCTTAGTACCCTGGGGTATAATGACCTTGCGGCCAAACTCGTACTGGATGTCAAAGATACTAGCATCTTCGCTTAGTCTCCTTCGTCCAGATCTAAAAGACCAGTCTGGAATAAGTTAAAACTAAACAAACCATTAACAGCAAAGGAGCAAACAATGGTAGTAGATGCAGCAACGAAACCCGCTAAGAACTGGAAGACCACTTTGTTTGGTGTTCTTACTGGTCTTTTAATGCTTGGTAATGAATTAATGGCTGTCTTAGATGACGATCCTACAACTAAATTCAGCGTACCTATGTGCATAACTGCATTAGGAGCAATGGGTATCGGTTGGTTCGCTCGTGATAAAGACGTTTCCTCAAAAGCTTCTGGTCTGGAGTAAATAATGGGTATCCTTAGCGCAATATTTAAACTGCTAGGGGTATTTTTTAAAGAGATACTGCCTACACTATTATTAGAAATGCGTAAGCCACAAGAAATAACTATAATTGGTGATGCTGAAACAAGGGACGCGGTTAATGATAGTGTAGGTATTTCTTTAGCAATTAATGATGACACTGAACTATTAGAGCCTGGAACAGGCTCCTTTCAGGCATTAGATAGAGTTGACGGGCAATTGTTCATGATTATCTGCCTTGCTGAAAATCCACCTAGGTTTTCAGGGTTTAAAATAGCACACGAAATAAGTAGCGAACCTGAAGTAGGTTCTGAAATATCTATAATGGACAAACATATAATCTATATTCACCCTAAAACTAAACTACAAACAGCGGTGCATCGATGCGTTTAATTCTTCTAGCTATGTGCTTCGCTGCATCCGGTTGTTTTTTCTCTCCCAGAGAAGTTAAGGTATTACCGGATACACCTGTATTAATTGGTAACGCTAAAAATAACTATGTTGAGATATTCGGTTACTCAAAAGAAACAAAGTCAATGATACATATAGGTTGGGTAGATTTAAAGCGTTATGAAGGTTGGACGCTTACAAAATTTGACTGGTCTGATCACGTACAGAAAGAAGGAAATTAAAATGGTTAGTAGAAATAACAGTAGAGAAACCGTTGTAAGCACGTCTAGTTCTGACGCTCGGGCTAGTATTCTCGGGCTTAGTGACCCAGATTCGCCAGCTTATGAACGCGATGAAGTATATTTGCAGCGTGAATCTATGTGGAATTTAATTGACGATTTAATCAATGGTACTGGAACCATGCGTTTAGCTGGTGAGACTTGGTTACCTAAAGAACCGAGAGAGCGCAAGGATAGTTACAAGGCTCGGGTAGGTCGTAGTTTTTTATTCAATGGTTATGATGACACATTAGAAAAGTCTGCAGCTAAGCCGTTCAGCAGGCCTGTTAATGTTGAAGACAATGAAAAATTAAATATACAGCTACAATCAATTAAAGATGATGTTGATTTAGAAGGCAGTAACATAACTACTTTTTGTTCCTCGTTGCTCTGGGAGGCTCAACACCGGGGGGGTGCTCATATTTTAATTGACTACCCTAAGCTTTCAGAAGGGGCGACAAAAGAAGAAGCAGACGAAATAAACGCTCGACCTTATATGTCGGTTATTTCTTTTAAAGATGTGCTTGGGTGGAAAGAACGCAAGACTTCAGGCGGTAAAACTGTTCTCAGTGAAATACGTTTCCTTGAACAATATGAAGAAAATGAAGGTGCCTTCGGGTCTAAAAAGGCATATCAAATCCGCCGTATTACTGAAACAGATTTTACTACCTACCGTTGCAAAGGTGAAAAAGATGTTTGGGTAAAAGATGAGGAAGGTACACATACCTATGATGGTGTCCCTATTGTTACGTGTTATTTAAATAAAACCGACTTCATGCAAGCCAAGCCTGTATTTATGGATCTGGCTTGGTTAAATTTAGCACACTGGCAGAGTTCAAGCGATCAAAGGAATATTTTACGGTTTGCCCGTACTGGTATGTATTTTGCAAAGGGTTTCGATGAGGATAGCGCTAAGAAAATAGTTATTGGACCTAATCAAATTATCTCTAATGCAGATGTAGAATCTGATTTTAGCGTTGTCGAATATA